CCTGTAAAAGCCTTTAAATGCCCTAAGACTACAGATTTTAATGACAACAGTAAAATAGATAAGTATTCTTATATACTACCTGAATCAATGGCTAAATATATAAAATATGACTCATAAGATTATATCCCCCCTATTTGTAACACTACCTAGAAAGACTGTAAAAGATAAGAGGATTGCTTTAAATATGAATACCTATAGGAACTTACATCATAGAATAAGTAATGATGCTAAGAAAGCCTATTCAGAGGCTCTTAGAGAGCAGTTAAGAAACTTATCTATACAAACACCTGTTGAGGTAACTTACAAGGTCTATAAAGGCTCTAAAAGACGCTTAGACAAGATGAATGTGATTAGTGTAGTAAGTAAGTTTTTATTAGACTCGATTACAGATTATGGTTGTTGGGAAGATGATAATGATGATTATGTAAAGACAGAGACTATATTACCTACAGAATTAGATAGAGAAAACCCAAGAGTAGAAATAATTATAAAAGAGATTTAATGTTAGAAAAATTAGCAGTTCATCAAGAGTTATGGATTAAGATGTTAGTGAATTTAGGATGTAAGATTGATGTAGCTGAAGACTTGGTTCAGGATATGTATCTTAGAATGCATAGACTTGTTAAAGATGAGAGCAGGATTATGTACAAAGATGATATTAATAGGTACTTTGTATGGGTTACATTAAGGAATTTGTATTACTCTTATTTAAAAGATAAACGTAATAGTATTTTCTATGAGATATTAGAGAATGATGAGGTTGTTGAGAAGCAGTATGATGTGGAGGAAGATGATGCTTTTGAGAAGATAATGAGTCAAGTAGAAAGTATAACATCTGGTTGGACTGTTTACGATAAGAGGCTATTTGAATTGTATTTTATACAAGGCTTATCTTTACGAGCTATATCTAAAGGAGCTAAGATAGGGCTAACCTCTATACATAACTCTATACTAAACCAAAAAGCTATATTAAGAGAAAGTTTATCAGAAGATTTAATAGATTATTTTAACCAAGATTTTGACAAGATATGAAACCAGACAATTATTATTTAGAATTAGAAAAGAAAGGATACTATGAAACTATAGACAAAAGGTCTAAGGATTACAGAGAGTATAAGGAATGGAACAAGACTAAGGTGTCTAAGGATTATGAAGCACTTAAAGATAATGTTGCTAAGCAATCTGAAGGTGTTGGAGATACAGTAGCTAAGATTACTAAGGCTACAGGAGTAGATAAGTTAGTTAAGTTTATAGCAGGAGAAGACTGTGGTTGTGATGATAGGAAAGAGAAACTTAATAAGCTATTTACTTATAAGAAGGTTAATTGTATATCAGAAGAAGATTACGTTTACTTGAATGATTTCTTAGGAGGTAATCCTCGTAAAACTACGTCTCAACAAAGAGCAAGGCTAATATCTATTCATAATAACATATTCAATACCAATCAAAAAAACACAAGTTGCAGACCTTGTATGATAGGAATTGTAAATAAATTAAAAAAGTACTTGGAAGTCTATAAATAGTTTTGTAGTTTTGCTTTAAATTAAACAGATATATTATGAAGCAAACTAAAGAAGATAAATTAACCAAGTTCTGGAATCACAGAATCAATCCTGTTACAGGTTGGTTTGATGACAAGAGAATGCATAAGAAGAAAAAACCTAACAATAAACTACTGATTTATGAAAGTAATATTTGATGCAGATAGTTTAATCTATGCTTCTTGTTTTAAGAAGAAAGATGATAGAGAGTTTCCTGAAGATTTATTTGAGACAGATGTTAATGTTGCTTTCAATAAGTTTGAAGTTAGCTTTGAAAGGTTACTTGATTTCTTAGAAGAACAAGTGAATGTTGATGAGGTAGTATTCTGTAATGGCTCTAAGAATAACTTTAGGAAAGATATATCAGCTACCTATAAGTTAAATAGAACACAGAAGAGACCAGAGATATTACCTCTACTTCACGATATGGTTAAGCTTGAATACAATTCTATTTATGGAGATGGGGTAGAGACAGATGATGTTGTAGCTACGTTATGGGCAGAAGAAGTAGAAAAGAATGGTATTGACTCTGTTGTTATAATGTCTTTAGATAAGGACTATAAACAATTCCCTTGTTGGTTTTATGACTACAACTATAAGAAAAGAGAGTTAGTTAAAATATCAGAGCAAGAAGCTAATGAGAATTTCTATTCTCAGATGATTGTAGGGGATTCTGCAGACAATATAAAGGTTTGTAAAGGTTATGGTAAGGTGTATGCTCAAAAGTTGTTTAAAGACGCTAAAAACAAGTATTCGTTAATGAATAGAACTTATAGACTTTATAAGCAGGTTTATGGAGATGATGCAAAAGCTATGTTTAATCAAGCTAAATCATTACTAACACTAAAAACAGATTGTTATGAGAACATTAAGCGATGAGGATAGGGATATTGTGGAACTATACTTCTCAAATGCAATACTTGAGATGCAAGAAGGTTTACCTAAATACATTTTAGAGGACATTTTAGAGCATTATGAAGAACAAGAGTTATATTTGGCTTGTGCTGGTATAAAAAAGGCTTTAGATTGGTATCAAACCAATACCTTTACTAAAGTATTACTTAAAATAGAAGAAATAAAAGAAAACAATAAATTAAACTAAAACAAAAAAGATGATAGATTACAACAAAGAAACGGCAGATGAATTAGCAAGAGATTTTGAAGTATTAACAGGTATTGACTTGAATACTAACTCAAGGAAGACTGAAATAATGATTACAAGAACATTATTCTATAAAGTACTAAGAGATGTTAATTATATGAACGATAGAATGATTGCAGAGTGGTTTAAAGAAAGAGGATTAAAAAGAGATAGGTCTTCTATACTTCAAGCACTACAAAAAATAGGTATTTACTATAAAACATACCCATCATTCAGAGATTTTTATAATGTTTACTTTAATGATAAGGCTGAAGAGTTTTTTACAATAGAACAGACTCAAAAGAGAGCTTTAAAGGAATCTAAACGTAATTTACATATAAATTCATTAAAAATAGGTAAAGATAGCTTAGAATTGCTTATAGACACCATTCCAGAGGAAAGAAGAGATGAAATACGTGAACTTATTACTATGAGAGTTAAATCTTGGTCTTGGAAGAGTAAAGATGAATGTAAAATAATCGAAGGAGAGTCTATATTAGAATTACATTAACTTATTAATAAATAAATTATGAGAGGTACACAAACACATTACGAAAATGGCAAAGATTATGACATTATAGATGTTATTAGAGATTATGACTTAAATTTCTGTAGAGGTAATATAATTAAGTATATTGCAAGAGCAGGAAAGAAGCACGATGAACTGCTTGACCTTATTAAGGCACAAGATTATCTCAATAGAGAGATAGAACTATTAAGGGAGGCTAATTAGCTTCCTTTTTTAGTTTAAATGTTAAAGAAATGTTAAAATTTGTTAAAAAGTATTTATAATCCAAAAAACTATTGTAGATTTGTGTCATAATCAGGCAGATTGCCATAAAATAAATAATTATGTTACATTACAAAATTTACGACAACCAAAAAAGAACTGCAGAAAAAGTGTTTAATTCAATTAGTCTTGGTAATAGACGAATACACTTAGTAGCACCTACACAATCAGGTAAAACAGGAACTATTATCCATTTAGCTAATATGCTTCCTAAAGACAACTTCATTTTGACATCAGGAATGATGGACAATCATTTATTTAATCAGAATAGTTATATTGCAGAAGTAGCTGCTAACAACATTAGAGCTATAAAGATACATAACTTACTTAAAGAACCTAATCCTAAGAAGATAGTTAAAGACCTTAACATAAAGTACATTGTTATTGATGAGAATCACTTTGGTATAGGTGAGGAGTCAAGGTTAGATTTATTTATAAGAGACTTGCGTAACAACTGTCCTAATGTTGTTATTATATGGGTTGGAGCTACAGGTTACCAATTAATAAATAGTGATATTATTGATGATACTATACAGATGGATGTTCCAAGTAATTACTACGGAGTATCTGAT